ATGGCGCTGGCTAACCGGGCATCGGCCAGGGCAGGGGGCGATCCGCTGGCGGATAAGCGTCAGACGATGGCAATGCCGACTTTCGAGGAGGCCGCAGTGCTGGCCCATGCCGAACTGTCCTTCACCAATCCGAAGGACGGGAAGGCCTTTTTGACCAATCTGACCGAGTATGCCTATCCGCACTTCGGACGGATGCGCGTCTGCGATGTGAGCGGCCCGGATATTCGCGCCGCCGTCATGGCGATCCGCGACAAGAAGCCCGAGGTCGCCAGGAAGCTGGTGCTGCGCGTGTCAGCGGTGATGAAGTGGGCAATGGGAGCAGGGCACCGGCGCGACAATCCTGCCGTGTCCAGCGTTCTGGCGCTGCCCCCTGTCGCGCGACAGGCGCGGATGAAGCAGAACCGCAAGGCTTTGCCCTATGCCGAGGTTGCAGGCTGCATTGCCAAGGTAAACGCATCGGGCGCCTGGCTTGCCACCAAGCTGGCGCTTGAGTTCCTGATCCTGACAGCCGCTCGATCCGGCGAGGTTCGCGGCGCAACATGGGACGAGATGGATCTGGCAGCGGGTGTGTGGAATGTCCCTGCCGTCCGCATGAAGATGGGAAAGGCCCATGCGGTGCCGCTGTCGAAGCGCGCCATCAAGGTGCTAACGGATGCGGAGAAGCTGCGGGGCGAGGACAACCTTGTCTTTCCCTCAATGCGCGGCAAGCCGCTGTCGGACATGACCATGTCGAAGCTGGTCAAGGAACTGGGCTTCGACGCGGACGTGCATGGTTTCAGGACTAGCTTCCGAACCTGGGCGCAGGAACGCACCAACGTGCCGTTCGAAGTCGCGGAAGCTGCGCTGGCTCATGCGGTCGGTGACAGCGCATCGCAGGCCTATGCGCGGTCTGATCTATTCGAAAAGCGCCGGAAGATGATGGACGCCTGGGCAAGGTATCTGGCGCAGGACAGCGCCAAAGTCGTGAGGATCGGATGATGGACTTCACAGCACCCGCTCGCAAATCCGTGGTCAAAGATATATGGGTAAATCACTCTATCCCAGGTGACCCATTGCATCCAACTTGGTTGGAGGATGATACGTGGACTGTATGGGTGTCGGCGCAAACTGGGTTTTTGCCACTATCACATCATTGCTTTGATTTTCCTTCCGAGGAGGAAGCGAAGAAATTTTTAAATGCATGTCCTATAGGCAGTGACTTCAATGTATCGCCTCAAGCCTATCCTGATCAGGCGCATGAACTGCAAAGTCAAATAGAAGAATTAATCGATTTATGTTCACCAGGTGCACGAGATTTCGAGGTTGGGGAGGAAAGATCGCCTCTCGCCCTTGACGTTCTAGAAGCGTCAGGTGTGATGGCTAATCTTACCGTCTCAGGTGTTGTTCAGGACTTCTTAGGAGAAGATCGAGTAAATTCTCTAAAGAAACAGTATCACAATAATTGGGAAGTCGCAGCGGCTCTCCAATACTGCTGGTTGAAGCTGCCACATTCTTCAGCTGCATATGTTGCCGCCCGTTATCTCTTCCATTTTTATATACTCGGGGATGATTTCACCGCTGGATATCACTGGCGAGATCTTGAGATACTTGCCTACCAAGTGGAAGCAGATGCGGCAGTTGGGCAAGGTATCAGGCGCGCGGCAAGGGCAGGAGGTCATGCACGGGCTGCGTCAGCTAAGGAGGGCCGCGACAAAATTCTGCGCGCGATGGAAGCTCTCGTTGCAGAGGGAAAGTCAGTATCGAGCGCCGCTGCAATCGTAGCAAATCGGGGGCTTGGCGCTAGTGGCAGTGCCAATAGAAAACTATGGGACCGGCATAAAACAGGGACATAGCCTAGCACTGTCCCTATTTTAATTGCGACAGTGCCCGCCACTGTCCATTTGAAGTTCCCAATTCTTTGCATGTGTTCGCAAACGTATGCAGGGAATATCAGATGCACACCCGCTATATTCGCCGCCCCGATGTTGAGGCGCTGACCGGTCTTTCCACTTCGACTATTTATCGCATGATGGGCGAGGGACAATTCCCCCGCCCAATCCGCCTGACGAAGAAAGCAGTTGCCTGGAATGAGGCGGCTATTCTCGACTGGCTGGCTTCGCGCCCCGTGGCTGCGTGAGGTCCGGCCATGGTGTATAAACCGACCCATCGCGATTTTATGCCCGAACGGAGCGTGGATGAATGCCTGCGCCTTTGGGGCACCGTCATTGTCCGCGCGAGAGGCACGACCCACCAGCAATTCGCAGACAGGATCGCCCATCAGGCTGTCCGTCCCGATTGGGAGCCGGGCAACGCGCAATTGGCTTTCATGCGCCAACTGGTCGATCTCTATGCGCACGACGACATTGCGCTGGATCCCGAACTGATTGCGCTTCTGCAAGTGGAGCGCGGCCAGTGACCAAGCCTCTAACCCGTCAACAGCAATGGCGCCGGAAAAACCCCCACCGGTATCTGGCGCATCTCTATGTTCAGGCAGCCAAGCGCATCGGCATCCTGACCCCTCGGCCCTGCCAGACCTGCGGGGCCGAGGCCGAGGCCCACCATCCCGACTATAACAAGCCCGGCGATGTTCAGTGGCTTTGCCGCAAGCACCATCGCCAGCTTCACGCAAGGGGCGGTCATGGGGCGTGACAGGAAGGACGAGGCCCGCACGGAGCATTGGACCAAGATGATCCGCAACACGATGGAAACGCCCGCATGGCGCGCACTGTCCACGACAGCACAAGCGCTCTACCCATGGCTCAAGATGGAGTGGAAAGGCCCGCAAGCCAATAACAACGGGCGGATCAGCCTGCCCGTTAGGGAGGCGGCAGAACGGCTTGGCTGCAACATGAAGACCGCCGCACGGGCTTTCCACGACCTACAGGCAAAGGGCTTCCTGATCCTCACAGAGCATGGCCGCATGGGGGTCGAAGGCAAGGGCACTGCCCCGACCTACGAGATCACGGAACTGGCGTCTCGGGATGGTGACGGCAATGCAGGCAAGAAGCTGTATCTACATTGGCAGTCCGGTCACGACTTCGCAGTGCGTGCTCATGCCGCTGTGAACCCAACCGGCCGTAACGGGAAAAACAAAATCCCGTCCCCAAAAACGGGACGTGTCGTCCCCATAAACGGGACGAAAAGATGACTTCCAGTCCCCAAAATGGGAGCGCCCAGTCCCCAAAACCGGCACGAAAAGGGGCAGTTTTGCCCTCTTTCCAGTCCCCAAAATCGGGACATCCTTATCTACCAGACCCTATGCGGGCAGCGGCGGCTAGACGCGACCCGCTGGAGGCTGGCTGCTACACCCGTATATCAACACTCCGCTGCAGCACGAGCAGGCCCTTGCCATTGCGAGGCGGCAGCGGATTTCCTCGCGCCTTCATGTGGGCGATGAAGCGCCGCTCTTGGCCTACAGACAAGCCTTCTATCGTCAGTGCTCGAAGGCATCGTCGGCAGCAGAGCAGATCGATGTCGGGAAAGCGACCTTGCATGTTGTCGAATGAGTATCCGAGATCCGGTGTGCTGCACAGGTCGCAGATCCGTTTCGTGATTGAGGCAGGCGAGGTCATTTGGCGGTCTCCTTTCGATGCCTACAGAGAGACAAGCACAGCACCCACTCTGGCTCCATGCACATGCCCCCGGGTGGTCGTCAACTTTGCCCCTTGGCTGGGGACCGGCGCGGGGAGCCACGCGCACGATTTGCCCGAATTGGAGTTTTCGAAATGAGCAGCAACGAGAACAAGACGACGCATTTTCCGCCGCTGGATCCGTGGCGTCTGGACGGCATTCTGGAGCCTGATCGCAAGCTTTGGGGCCTTCCGATGATCGCCGAGGCGCTGGGCGTCAGCGTGGACAAGGCGCGCGACCTGGCACAGGTCAGGGACGTGCCGATCTACCGACCCGCCGGATCCGGCAGCTACTTCGCCTTCCGTTCGGAACTGATGGCTTGGCTTCGGGGCAAATCGAAACACGAAAACCCATGATTACCTACGTTTTCCTACGATCAGCAAGCTTACGGAAAGGGCCGGTGGTGACGCATAAACTGGTCTATGCGCATCTGGCCCTTTTCCCGCAAGGCGACCACGCCTGAACAGAAGTCCCTGACATCGCCTGATGCGGTGATCGAGGCGATTTTTGGACTGACCCCAACAGCCACTGGCATCAGCATCACCACGACCGAGGCCCTGCGCGTCCCTGTCGTGGCGAACGCGATCCAGGTCATCAGCGAGGCGGTGGCATCGCTCGACATCCACGTGAAGCGGATCGAGGGCAAGGACGAGATCGATGTTCCCGGCCACCCCGTTCTTCGCCTGCTGCGCGACGAGCCGAATGAGTGGACCAGCGGCTTCGAACTGATCCGGCAGATCATGGTCGATGCGCTGATGTCGGACGCGGGCGGCATGGCCTGGGTCAACCGGGTGAACGGCGAGGCCCGCGAGATCATCCGATATCGGCAGGGCGTGCTGTCCTTCGACATCGACGTGGAAACCGGCGAACGCAAATACCGGAACGTCAATCGCCCGATCCCGGCCCGCGACATCATCCATCTTCTGCCGCCCCTTGGCCGCGCCCCTCTGGTGCTGGCACTGGAAGCCATCGGCATTGCCGTCGCGCTGGACCGTCACGCAGCCCGCCTGTTCACCCGTGGCGCCCGTCCTTCCGGCGCCTTGAAGTTCCCGAAGGGCATGGGCGAGGAGAGCGTGAAGAAGGCCCGTGCTGCGTGGCGGGCAACCCATGAGGGTGAGGATACCGGCGGGCAGACGGTGATCCTCTATGACGGTGCCGAGTTCGAGGCCTTCACCTTCAACAGCACCGACGCCCAGTTCCTCGAAAATCGCCGCTTCCAGATCGAGGAAATCGCCCGCGCCTTCAACATCCCGGCACCGATGGTCGGTGATCTGTCCCGCGCCACTTGGTCGAACAGCGAACAGAAGGGCAGGGAGTTCCTGTCCTACACGCTGGAGCCTTGGCTGCGCGGCCTGGAGGGCGCCCTGCGGCGCGCCCTGTTCAGCGACGAGGAGCGGCAGACCCACGTCATCCGGTTCGACCGCGACGACCTGACCCGCGCCGATCTCGCGACCCGCGCCACGACCATCAACAGCCTGATTGCCAGCCAGACAATCAACCCGAACGAGGGCCGGTCCTGGCTGGGCCTGCCGCCTCGTGACGGCGGCGATGACTTCCTGAACCCCAACATCAGCGCGGCACCGACTGCGCCTAACGAGGGCACCGATGCAACTGAATGACATCCTCGCAGACAGCCAGGATCAGGACCGGGGCCGCGACTTCGACCTGCTGGATCCTGTCTCGGGCAAGCCGACCGGCATCACCCTGCGCATCGTGGGGCCTGACAGCGCCACGCAGACCCGCGCCCGCCTCCAGATGGCGGATGCGCTGGCCGAGGCTGCTGGCCCTGACGGGATGGTCAGCGCGGCCGATCGAGAGCGCGTGCGGCTCGACACCTTGGCCCGCTGCGTCGTCGGCTGGCAGATCAGCGAGAACGGTGAACCGGTCCCCTTCAATCACGGCAGCGTCGTGCGCCTCCTCAAGGCCGCGCAGTGGGTCCAGCAGCAGGTGGATGGCTTTGCCTCCGACCGTGCAGCTTTCCGGGGGCGGGCATGACGGACCGGATCGAGATCAAGGCGCAACTGAGCGTCGATGATGCAGGCGAGATCACCGGCATTGCATGGCCCTTCGGCACCCCTGACCGGGTGGGCGATGTCGTGCAGCGCGGCGCCTTCACCAAGGCCCTGCCGCCGCTTCCCATGCTGGCCGGTCACGACCAGGGCCAGACTGTGGGCGTCTGGTCGGAAATCACGGAAACCGCCGAAGGCCTGACCGTCAAAGGTCGGCTCTTGGTCAATGAAGTGCAGCGTGCGGCAGAGGTTCGCTCGCTGATCCAGGCAGGCGCGCTTCGTGGCCTGTCGATTGGCTTTGTCTCGCGCAAGGCCCTGCCGCGCAAGGGCGGCGGTCGCACGATCAGCGACCTTGAACTTCTCGAAATCAGCGTGGTGGCGGTGCCTGCCCATCCCGGCGCGCGGATCACGTCAGCAAAGGAATTGGACATGACGGAAACCACCGAAACCAACGATCAGGAAGCCATCGGCGCGCTTGTCGTGAAGATGCGCGAGATCGAGCAGAAGGCCGACACCGCGCCCATCGTGGCCCGGCTGGACAAGCTGGAAGCCAAGATGAACCGCCCGACCGGCGACAACAAGGCAACGGATGAACCCACGGCCGAGCGCAAGGCCTTCGGGCAGTATCTCATTCACGGCAACGGGATCTCCGAGGAGGACCGCAAGGCCCTGAACGTCACCAGCGACACGCAGGGCGGCTTCCTGGCACCCCCGGAGTTTTCCTCCGAGGTGATCCGCGACCTGATCGAGTATAGCCCGATCCGGCAGTATGCCAGCGTGCGCGGCACCAACGCCAATGAGGTCATCTATCCGACCCGTGGCGACGTCACGAACGCCCAGTGGGTCGGCGAAATGGAACCGCACCCGGAAAGCACGATCACCTTCGGCCAGAAGGAGGTCGAGGTTCACGAACTGGCAACCTACGTCGATATCTCGAACCGCCTGCTGCAGGACGCGCCGCAGGCCGAGACGGAGGTGCGCGCCGCGCTGGCCGAGGACTTCGCCATGAAGGAGGCCAATGCCTTCCTGTGGGGCGATGGCGTCAAGAAGCCCGAAGGCATCATGATGAACCCGGCCATCCCGGAAATCGCCAACGGCCACGCCAGCAACCTGTCCACTGATGCGCTGATCAAGCTGATGTATTCGCTGCCTGCGCCTTACCGCAACCGCGGGGCCTGGGCGCTGAACGGCACCACGCTGGGCATCCTGCGCACGCTCAAGGACACGCAGGGCCAGTATGTCTGGCAGCCGTCCCTGCAGGTGGGCCAGCCCGAAACTATTCTGGGTCGTCCGGTTATCGAGATGGTGGACCTGGAGGATGTTGCCGCCAACGAGTTTCCGATCATCTACGGCGACTTCCAAGCCTATCGGATCGTGGACCGGCTGAACATGTCGATCCTGGTCGATCCCTACAGCCGCGCCCGCGAGCGCATCACCCGCATTCACGCCACCCGGCGCGTCGGCGGTGCGGTGCTGCAACCGGCCCGCTTCCGCAAACTCAAGATGGCGACCAGCTGAGGAGGATGAGCCATGCGTGACCTTTATTCCAACATCGCGGCCATTCCCGCCCTTGTCCCGGCGGTTCAGTCGGCGGCAGGCCAAGGCGCAGCCATCGACACCCTGGGCGCGGGCCGTCTGGCCTTTGTCGTCACCACGGGGGCAGCCGATGGCAACTTCGGCGTGAAGCTTCAGGAAAGCGACAACGGCTCCACCGGCTGGACCGATGTTGCCGCCGATCAGGTGGACAGCACGGCCCCGGCCACCCTGGCAGCCGACAGCGCCTATCGCCTGGGCTATCGCGGCTGGAAACGCTACGTGCGCCTCTCTCTGACCAAGGCCAGCGGCACCAGCATCGCTGCGGGCGCCGTGGCGGTGATCGTGCCTCAGACCCGCCCGGCTGCCTGATGCCGGTTCGCGCGCCTCGCATCTGTTCCTGCGGCAAGGTGGTGCCCCCCGGCGCCCTCTGCCCCTGTCAGGCGAAGCGCGCGGCCGAGCGCAAGGCACGGTTCGACAAGACCCGGCCCAACAGCAGCCAGCGTGGCTATTCCCGAGAATGGGAGAAAGCCCGCAGGCTGTTCCTGTCCATTCATCCCTACTGCGTCCGCTGCGGCGCCGTGGCGAAGATCGTGGATCACAAGACCCCGCATCGCGGCGATCAGGCCATCTTCTGGGACAAGTCCCGGTGGCAGTCGCTTTGCACCCCCTGTCATTCCGGCGCGAAGCAACGCGAGGAGCGCCGCATCTTCGGAAAGGTTCAGCAATGACCATCTACGCAACGAATGGCGCCCGGCTCTACATCGGCGGTGCGCTGGACACCAAATCCGACCCCTTCGTGGAAGCCGACTTTTCGGGCCAGGCCTGGGAGGAGATCGGCGAGACCGAGAACCTGGGCACGGTTGGAGATACCTCTGCCGAGATCGCCTTCGACAGCATCCCTGCGCAGCGGACCCGCCGCTTGAAGGGCACCCGCAATGCCGGTTCGATGGATCTGGTGATGGGCATCGACTATGAGGACGCGGGCCAGCAGGCCTTGATCGCGGCGGAAAAGACCCCGCACGACTATGCCTTCCGCATCGTCCTGAACGACGCCCCGGCAGGCGGCACCCCATCCGAGCGCATGTTCGTCGCCAAGGTTGCCAGCGTGGCCGAGGCCTATGACACGGCCAACAGCGTGATGAAGCTGAACGCCTCGCTCTGGGTGAACAGCAACGTGGTCAAGATCGACGCTGCAGGCTGATGCTGTATCCGACCGCTGGCAGCCGCTTGTTCATCGCTGACGTTCCGCTTTACGGCGGCATGCCGGATGATGGCTGGGTCGAGATTGGCGAAACGGAGGCCATCGGCTTTATTGGCAGCGAATGGGATGCGGTCACCGAAGACGTCGTGGGCGACGTTCCCGACGACTTCGGCCAGGAGGTGGCGGCAAAGGGCATCGAACGGCGCCCGATTATGCCGATCATCATGGGCAACGATCCCTCTGACCCCGGCCAGCTTGCCCTGTGGCGGGCTGCCCGCAGCTTCGACAGCTATCCTTTCCGGCTTGTCCTGCCCGATGGCGTCACCGTCCGCACATGGTCTGCGCTGGTGATGCGGATGGGTGAGGTCTTCGACGCGGCCAATTCGGTCATCAAGCTACAGGCCGACCTGAAACCCACGTCCGCAATCGAACGAGGCTGACCATGGCAATCGTCACCTATGAGGAACTGGCGGCACAGGTTGGGCTGACCGAGGATGCCCCGTCTGAGGACAAGCTGTCCCTCCAGCAGAAGGGCGATGCCGCACAGGCCCATATCGAACGCTGGCTTGGTTTCAAGATCGCAGATCGGTTCGGCGGCGATCTGTTCCCCCCAATCCCTGACGATCTCAAGGAAGCCGTGCTGCAACTGGCCGCGTGGTGGTTCGCCAACCGCGAGGCGCTGGCCGACAGCGACAAGCTGCTGCCCTTCGGCGTGCAGGACATCATCGACGCGCATCGCGACAGGAGCTTCTGATGGCAAGCGACGGCGGTCTTTCCAGTTTCCAGAAGCGGATGCGGGCGATCCCGCAAGCCGCGCGCAATGCCGTGCAGCCCGCCCTGGTGAAGTCGGCAGAAGAGATCGCAGACATCCAGCGTGCCCTTGCGCCCGATGATCCCTCGACCTCTGCGCCTGACCTGAAATCCAGCATCGCCGTCACCGGCCCCGGCCAAACGACCCCACCCTATTCCCAGCCCGGCGGTTCGATGGTGGTGCCCGAGAACATGGCGGCGATCACCGTGGGCAATACCGATATCCGTTATCCCCATTTGCAAGAGTTCGGCACCTCACACCACGAGGCACAACCCTTCTTCTGGCCGGGCTTCCGCATGGGCCGCAAGCGTGCCCTGAACCGCATCAAGCGCGCCATCGGCAAAGCCATCCGGGAGGCCAAATGAGCGCCGAACTGGAAGTTCAGAAAGCCCTACGTGCCCGGTTCACGACCACGGCGGCGCTGATGGCCCTGGTGCCCGCTGCGAACGTCCGGGACGCCAACCAGAGGCCCGCGCCCAATCCCTCGATCATCCTGGGCGAAAGCCAAGCGGTGGATGAGGGAACCAGCCTCAGGCGCACCCATATCCGCGTCTATCACACCATCCATGTCTGGAAGCGCGAAGCCTCTCTGGAAGGCGTCAAGGCGATCTGCGGGCTGATCCGGCAGGCCATCAACTTCGGCCCCCGGCTGGTCATGGCCACGCCCTATCACTGCGCCGATCTGCAAGTGTCCTCCACCCGCACCATGCGCGATCCGGACGGGGAGCATTCCCACGGCGTCGTCACGGTCGAGGCCCTGATCGTGGAGGCCTTGGCATGAAGGCGGGCAGGCTCACCGAGGAAATCCGCATCGAGCGGTCCACCAGCACCATCAACGAATACGGCACCCCCTCAACGACCTGGGTGAAATTGGCACTCTTGAGGGCCGAGAAAGTGGAGCAGACCACGACCAAATACATCCGCAACTTCGGGGCCTCCGATGAGGAGGTGGTGATCTTCCGCACCCGGTTCCTGGACGGCATCACCAATGCCGACCGGCTGGTCTGGAAGGGCAATGCCTTCAACATCCAGTCGGTGGCCACCATCGGCCGGCGCACGGGCGTTGAACTGCGCTGCGTGAGGTTGCCGGAATGAAGGGCACCAAGCCAGCAATGCGGCAGGCCGAAAAGCCTCTTCCTGCTGTGGAGGCCCCGGAGTGGCTGGCCGAGGACGCGCGGCGGGAATGGGACCGCGTGATGCCGGTTCTGACCGAACGCCGCATCCTCACTGATGCCGACCTTGGCGGGCTGGAGAACTATTGCATCTGCATTGGCCGGGTGCGCGAAACCGAGGCGCTGATCCAGGCCGGGCAGGATCCCGAGGTGATGCTGAAACTGGCCCGCCTCCAGGACAAGGCCATGGCTTCCGCGCGTCAGCTTGCCGCCGAACTGGGCCTCACCCCTGTCAGCCGGTCCCGTCCCGCGATCAGGGAGGACGGCGACAATGAGCCGGATCCTCTCGATGTCTGACACCTTCCCGCATTGGATCTATGACGGCAGCACCATTCCCGACCCTCTGGGCTTCGGGGAACGGGCCGTGAAGTTCCTGCGCATGTTGCGCCATCCGAAGTCCGGCAAGCCCTTCCAGCTTGACCCGTGGCAGGAACGGATCGTGCGCCGCATCTATGGCCCCCGGCATGAGGACGGCACCCGGATCGTCAAGACGGCGGTGATCCTTGTGCCACGGGGCAACCGCAAGACCAGCCTCGCAGCCGCGCTGGAGGCCCTGCATACCGTGGGACCGGAACGGGTGCCCGGCGGCGAAGTCATCACCTCCGCCTCTGATCGCAAGCAGGCCCGCATTGCTTATGAGGAACTGCGCGGGCTGCTGACAGCGCATCCGAAGATCGCGCCCCATATCCGCACGCTGGACTATCGCAACCGCATCACCTTCCCGAAGGAGCGCAGCTTCTGCGAGGCCATCAGCGCCGATGCGGGCACGCAGCATGGCCGCACCCCGGTCTTTGTGCTGGCCGACGAACTGCATGCCTGGAAGAAGCGCGAACTCTGGGATGTGCTGCGATCCGGCTTGGTCAAGACACCGGGCAGCCTGCTTGTCGTCGCCACAACGGCAGGACGCGGGCAGGAGAACATCGCCTGGGACATCGTGAACGACGCGCGCCGCGTGGCCCGTGGCGAGGTGGACGATCCCTCGATCCTGCCTGTCCTGTTCGAGGCCCCGGCAGATTGCGACTGGACCGACGAGGAAATCTGGTTCCGCGTGAACCCCGGCTTGCGGTATGGCTATCCCGATATCGAAGGCCTTCGCCAGTTGGCCCGAGAAGGCCAGCGCCGGATCGGGGACCGCGAAGCCTTCCGCCAGTTGAACCTGAACATCTGGCTCGATCACGCCACCGATCCCTTCGTGGAAATGGCCGTCTATGACGAGGGCGCCGGGCCGGTCGATCTGGATGACCTGGAGGCGAAGCAAGCGCCCTGCTGGCTGGGCGTGGACCTGTCCAGCAACTCCGACCTGACGGTGATCGTGGCCTGCTGGCGCGATGGGGATGACGGCTTCCAGGTCTGGCCCTGGTTCTTCTGTCCTGAGGATAACCTGCGCGCCCGCGAGGAACTGGCACAGGTGCCTTATCCGGCCTGGGCAGCGGGTGGTCAGATCACCGCCACGCCCGGCAATGTCGTGGACTTCCGCGCGGTCGAGGATCAGGTGCGCGAACTCTGCGCCCGCTTCAACGTGCAGGAAATCGCCTTCGACCCGCATCTGGCGCGCAACATGCTGAACAACCTGCTGGAGGACGGCTTCCCGGCTGTCGAGATGCGGCAGGGCTGGGTGACGATGGCCCCGGCGGTGAAAGAACTGGAGCGCGCGATCATCGGGCGGCGTTTCCGGCATGGCGGTCACCCGGTCCTGCGCTGGAACTTCTCGAACATCGAAGTGCGCACCGACCCGGCAGGCAACCGCACGTTCCACAAGGGAAAGAGCCGCGACAAGATCGACGGGGCGGTGGCGGCCGCAATGGCCGTGGCCCGATGCGCAGCCGACGAGGGCGCGATGACGACCAGTCAGGACTGGTTCAACGATGACATGTGGACCGTATAGGAGGCGCGCATGAACGCAGCCGTAGGAGCAGACGAACGCCTTGTGGTGATGCTGGAGGCGCGCGTCTCGGAGTTCGAGAAGCGGATGCGCCAGGCCGAGAACCGGGGCACTCGCACTTATCAGGGCCTGTCCCAAAAGTCCCGTTCGGCAACCCGGCAGATGGAGCAGGACATGATCCGCTCGACGGGCCGGATCAATCAGGCCTTGGCCTCGACCAGCAGCCAGATCGGCACGTTCAGCAAGGCCTTTGCGGGCGGGCTGATCGGCGGCGCGGCAACCGCAGCCTTCGCAGGGCTGACCAGCAACATCGGCGCCACCGTCAAGAGCATGGCCGAACTGGGCAACGAGGCAAAGCGCGCGGGCCTCTCGACCGATGCCTTCCAGGAGTGGAAGTTCCTGGCCGACCAGAACCGCATCAGCGTCGATGCCCTGGTGGATGGCTTCAAGGAACTGGCCCTGCGCGCGGATGAGTTCATCGTGACCGGCGTTGGCCCGGCTGCCGAGGCCTTCAACCGCTTGGGCCTGCGTGCCGACGACCTGAAGAAGAAACTCAAGGATCCCTCCGCCCTGATGCTGGAGATCCTTGGGCGGCTGGAAGGCTTCGACAAGGCCGCGCAGATCAGGATCGCCGATGAAATCTTCGGCGGGACCGGCGGTGAACGCTTCGTGGAACTGCTGGGGCAGGGCCGGGACGCGCTGCAGGACACGATCAACAAGGCCCATGAAACCGGCGCGGTGCTGGATGCCGAACTGATCGCCAAGGCTGACGAGATCGACCGGAAGTTCAGCCAACTGACCACGACAGCCGCCAACTTCGGCAAGGCCATGGTGGTCAACCTCGTGGCAGCGGGTGCGGAACTGACCTACCTGCGCGCCCGGCTGGACACCATCTTCGCCAATGAGGCCGAGGGCAGGGCGATCCTGGGCGATGAAGTCTATGACGCCCTGGCGGCAAACCGCGATCTGGTGGAGCAGAACGAGGAAGCCCTTGCCCGCCTCGATGAACGCTATGCCACCCTGGCCGAGGAAGCGGGCCGGGCAGGCGTGGCGATGATCGACGCCATCTCGCGCCTCGACAGCCTGGGCTATGACACGGCAGCTGATGCCCTGCGCGTGGCTTATGAGGAGATGCAGAACCTTGTTCAGGCCTTCCGCGATGGGGAGATCAGCGGCGAGGACTTCACCGTCAAGCTGGGGGAGATCGAGGCGGCGGCGGTGGATGCCTTCGGCGCGCTGGAGGCAGGCGACCGCACCACCTTTGAGGGGGTCATATCGCAGCTTGGCCGATTGGGCGGGGTCATTGCTTCAGTCACCAGCCTTGCCAACAGCATGGGCGCAGCCATCGCCCGCGCAGCAGGAACGGCACCGGACCAGAAGGCCACGCAGGCCATGCGCGACCGGCACGCGGCCGAGGCTGCCAGCATGGACAGCATGGAGGCACAGCGCGAGGCCCTGGAAGGCTTCACGGCAGCCGAGGAGGCCCGCAACAGCGCATCGGCGGAACAGCTTGCCCTGCAACGCGAGATCGAGGCCGTCAGGCGGCGCGCAGGCGAGGCAGGAGCCACGCTGACCGATCAGCAGGCCAGCGACCTTGCCGCAGCCTCTCTGGCAGGAGCAGCGGGCCGCAGTGCCGCTGGCAAGGGAGGACGCGGATCGAAGGGCAGCAAGGGCGGCGGTAGTAAAGCAGCGGTCGATGAGTTCGCCAAGGAAGCGCAGGCCATCCGGGAAAGGACAGCAGCCCTGGAGGCCGAGGCGGCGGTCCTGATCGCCGTGGCGGCATCCGGCAAGGAATACGGCGATGCCATGGAGTTCGCCCGCACGAAGGCCGAACTGCTGCACGCAGCCCAACAGGCTGGAAAACAGATCACTCCTGAACTGGAAGCCGAGATCGACAAGCTGGCCGATGCCTATGTGCAGGCCGGTCTGGAAGCCCAAGGCGCGGCCGAGAAGCTGGACGCCATCAAGGAACGCAGCCAGGCGGGCAAGGATGCCCTCACGGATATGTTCGGCTCCATCATCGACGGCTCGAAATCAGCAAAGCAGGCGGTTGCCGATCTGCTGCTGGAGATCGCCAAGACCCAGATGATCAAGGGCATCATGGGACTGCCCGGCATGGGGGGCTTGGCCACCAGCATCGGCGGGCTGTTGGTCCCCGGCTTTGCCTCTGGCGGCGATCACATGGGTGGCTTGCGGATCGTGGGCGAGAAAGGCCCCGAACTGGAGGCCACCGGCCCGGCGCGCATCTGGAGCGCGGATCAGACCCGCAACCTGCTGGCAGGGCGGCAGGGGGGTAGCATCACTTCGGCGCCTGCCATCAACTTCGCGCCCGTCACGAACCTGACAGTCGAAGGAAATGCGGATCAGAAGACCCTCGCGCAGATGCGGCAGATGCTGGACCAGAACAACAAGCAGTTCGCCCGTCAGATCCCGGAAATCCTCGACAACCACAACAAGAGGAACCGCTGATGGATCGGCTCAAGAAGCAACTCTGCGCCGCGATGAAAGCCCGTCTGGCGGGCGGCACGTCGCCCCTGCCAGAGGCTGGACTGCCGCTGATGGAAGCCTTCGGCGCCCTGTCTCGTCAACGTAGCTATAATCCCCACGGTCCGAACCCGATCACCTGGGAAGCCATGGCAGCTTGGTCGCAGATCATGCGGGTGCCGCTGGAACCGCACCATGCCCACATCATCATGGCCCTGGATGGCATCTGGATCGAGGACGCCTATCGAACCGACAAGCAAGCACCCGAGGGCGTGAAGACCCTGCCGCCGATGTCGCAGCACCCGATCAACGCGGGGCTTCTGGACGCGATGCTGGGATGAAACACCATCGGTTCGACAGCAAGGCATGGGAACGCAAGCGGGCACGCCAGGAGCAGGACGCCCGACGTGGCAGGTTGGGCAAGGGCCGCTTTGACGCCTTGGTGAAAGAACTGGCAGCAGTAATCAAACTGGCCTTCGAGGCGGGGGCGACCGCCACGCTGTTCGGCTTGGAAGGACCGCTGCGCCACGGCATTCGGGCCGACCTCTGCCTTCAGGGCTGGGGGTGGAAGGACGCCGACGACATGGCAAACGAGATGCTGGCATCCGCCTTTCGGCGGGTGAATGCAAACCGGCCAACTTGGGAACAAGGACAACTGGAATGGACCGTTCACGCAGGAACCCTGATCGAGAGGTCGTGCTGCGCGCGCTGTCACGGACCTTTGCCGGAAGGACATCGCAAGTTCTGCAGCGCGAAGTGCAACGTGTCCTGGAACAGTCACATTTCAAGACTGAAGGAGATGGACGAGGACCGGGCAGTGAGGTCAGCGACCCGCTGGATCTGAAGCATCGTTGCGTCCGTTGCGGCAACGTCATGCCTACCAAGACGAATTCCCGGCGCATGTATTGCAGCCGCAAGTGTCTGAGGGCGGAAAAGCAGGACGACAAAAATGCGACCTATCAAATCTTCCGCGCTGAACTGATCAAGGGCAGGCGCTGCCAGATCTGCAATGGGCCTATCCCCGAGAGGAAGTTCAGGGGCGCCAAGTTCTGCAGCAAGAAGTGCGAAAAGAGCCTCGATAACCCGGCACAGCGGCTGAAGATCATGAAGACCTGTCCGCATTGCAAGCAGGCGTTCCATCCCATCACTGCCGGACAAATCCACTGCGGCCACAAATGTGCTGGAAGGGCTGCGGCCCTTGCTGGCCGAAACCTTCCACCGCAAAAATATCCGCCCCGTGATCATGGGAACTGCGAGGTCTGCGGAACCCGCTTTCTCAAGAAGGAGCGCCATACAAGATATTGCAGCCGCCAGTGCTGGTTTCAGTCACAGCATCTGCTGACCGCAAAGCGGCTGGACCGCATCCTTGGCATCATACCGCCGCGCCGGTTTCCTCTGACTGTCGAACGCTTGGACCGGGTGTTCAAGGAAACACGGCCGAAACGGTTAAAGAGGCCATTCAACTGGCACCTGACAGCGGCACGCCTTGATGCCATGCTGGAGCGGGTGGCAGGATAAAGCAGCAGGAAAGGCCCTCACGACCGGGCGTGGTGCAAGGGCCTCCCATGAAGGATGTGCGTTTAGCCCTCACCAAAGCGAACAGAACCAGCGTGGCAGTGGTTCCATGGCGGCAGAAAAAAGCCCCGCTGGCCTAGCGGGGCGTTAATCGTGAAGATGGCCCCGGCAACAAAGACGCGTGTCTATGTCCGGCATATCACAGAAAGCGCAATTGGCTAAATGATTGTTGCCCCCGGCGTGTCGTGGCGCCGGGGGTGCGAGACGAGGGTTGAGTGCCTGTAGCCGCCTACAATTACAGATAATGCAACCTTAAGGCGTTTGTAAATAGAAGTTTGATCGCGTTGGTAAAAATTTAAGGAATAGCTGCAAAGGTGGGCGCGACCTCTGGTCCAATAAACTTATCAACTTGCTCCTGAACCTGAAACTGAACCCAGTGCTACTGCTGAAACGATCTTTAAGTATCTCATTGTGCCAAATAACCTCGCTCTTTCAGCCAGTCCCGTAGAATAATCGTGACCAGCGAGGACAGAGAGCGATCATCTGCCTCCGCAGCAGCCTCCAACGCCGCCTTGATATCAGCGTCGATGCGGAACCCAATAGGGGCGCCCTTAGCCATTACTACAATCTCCAACATTGTTGTTGCGGTGTGTTGGAGATTGTAGTAGAAAGTAGCAGGCCGGGCAAGAGTTCGCACCTCTCATCCGGCCCTAACCGAAACCCGATCCGTGAGGAGATCGAGAATGGCTGATCATTGCCATAACACCCCCGGCTTGCCTGGGGAAACCCAAATTGAATTCCCGATCATCGATAACCTGATCAAGGTCGATGACCCTGCACAGTGGGCCGAACAACTCGCCTATCATGTGGAGGCGATGATCCTGACAGCAAGGCTGGCGTTGGACAACGATACCAGCGGCGAAATCATGACAGCCGGACGCCTCGATGCTGTGGAGCGCACTTTGAACGTGGCAGGCGCATTGATGGCTGTTGTCACCAACGGCACCGAATTGCTGTCTCGGCGCCAGAAGGCTGGGATCTGGCGCAAGGAGGACGCAGCATGAGCCGCAAGCCGATCCACATGGTGAACGATGGTTCTGACAAGATCAACGAGGCCATGTCCTTCCTCGATCTGATCTACCTGGCCGGTCTGCATGATAAGGATACTGCCTGCTTCTCAGTTGGCGCGCAGCAGGTTGTCGATCTACTGCGCGAAGCGAAGATGCAGTTGGACAATGCAGCAACAATCCTCAGAGAGGATGCAGCATGAGAACCGCCGATGAACTACAGGACGAGGTTATCCGGCTGGACGGCCAGTTGGCGGAATGCCGCAATCTGGTGAGCGCGTTGTTCCTCCTCGTGGATGATCTGGCGACCACCACAATGGAAGGCCATGCCGCCATGGTCCGTGACGGGATCGTAGGTGTGACCTGGGCACTCCAGCGCGAAATCGGCATGCCGATCTGA